GAGCAGGGCTTGAAAGAGTCCGCGTCCGACTTTGGTGTGCACCCCAAGAAGGAGCTGTGGAAGCTGCCTGCCATGCACGTGGGCGATTACGCTGAGCAGGACGCCGCGCTCACGCTCAAGCTCTGGCACCACTTCAAGGCCCTGCTGGCCCGCGATGAGGTCGAGTCCATCTTTGATCTCGAGACAGAGGTGCTGCCGGTGCTGGTGGACATCACGCTTAAGGGCATCAACTTTGACCGCGCCAAGTGCGAGGCGCACATGCGCGACATGCGCACCAAGGAAAAGGAAATCCTGCAGTACCTGAAGAGCCAAGCAGGCATGCAGGTGGACATCTGGGCTGCCCAGTCCATCGCCGCAGCCTTTGACCGCATGGGCGTGCAGTATCCTAAGACAGCCGCTGGCGCACCCAGCTTCACCAAGAGTTTTTTGGACACGCACGAGCACCCCATGGCCAAGATGATCTTGGAGGCCCGGGAATTGAACAAGACCCACGGCACGTTCCTGGAGCCCTATCTCAAGCACAGCGCCAAGGACGGCCGCGTGCACACCCACTTCAACCAGATGCGCAATGAAGACGGCGGCACCGTCACGGGCCGCCTGTCGGCTGCAAGCCCCAACTTGCAGCAGGTGCCCGCGCGCCACGAGATCATCGGCCCCATGGTCCGTGGTCTGTTCCTCCCCGAGGACGGCGACATGTGGGCGGCCAACGACTTCAGCTCCCAGGAGCCGCGCCTCTTGGTGCACTACGCCACCCTCCTGGGCCTGCCCGGCGCGGAGAAGATGGCTCAGGCCTACCGCGACAACCCCGACACCGACTTCCACCAGATGGTCGCCGACATGGCCGGCATCAAACGCAAAGCTGCCAAGACCATTGGCCTGGGGCTGATGTACGGCATGGGCAAAGCAAAGCTGGCGCAGCAGCTGGACCTGCCCGTGGACGAGGCCAGCGAGCTGATCGGCACCTTCCACAGCAAGGTCCCGTTCTTGAAGGGCACCGTGGACGCCGTGATGAAGCGCATCGAGCATCCGTCGTCTGGCGGGTCCATCCGCACGCTGCTCGGGCGCAAGTGCCGCTTCCCCCTGTGGGAGCCGATTGAGTGGGGCGTCAACAAGGCGCTGCCGCACGAGCAGGCAGTCATTGCCTACGGCTCACGGATCAAGCGCAGCGGCACGTACAAGGGCCTGAACCGGTTGATCCAGGGTTCGGCCGCAGACCAGACCAAAGCGGGCATGGTGGCCCTGCACAAGGCAGGCTTTAACCTGCTGCTGCAGGTGCACGATGAAGTTGCACTGTCCGTGCGCAACAAGGAAGAGGCCCGCGAGGCGGCCAACATCATGGCCACCGCCGTGCGCCTGGAAGTACCTTCTCGCGTGGACGTTGAGACTGGACCGAGCTGGGGTTCAGCGGCATAATTCTTGACGGGACAATCGCAGTTGCCCCGATCATGACGAGACTCCATTGAGCCAGGACCTGCTCCTGGCTCCTTTTTTGATAAACTGATCGGTTCCAAAGAAAGGAGAATTACATGTCAGAGGAAGAAGATACGCCGCCAGTGGCCTATGTACGTCAGAAGAGACGTAAGCGTGGACGCCCCAAGAAGGTTGGCAGACCAAAGCTGGACAAGCAGCCAGATCGCGCTTCACCGTCCATGCGCACGGGACAGCGCTACAAAAGCATTTCCGTCAACGAGGAGACTTACTACATCCTCAAGGAACTGTCCACCTTCTACAAGGTGTCCATCGGGGTGTACATCTACAGCTTGGTCCTGCCGGCGTTTGACCACGCCTACCAAGAATCCCTCACGCTGCAACGCATTGAAGAAAACAGAAAGAAGGCCAAGAATGAAATACCAGACAGAGATGACGTTCCCCGTCGAACTCACTTTTGAGATGCTGCCTCCTCTGGTGGTGGAAGGCGTGGAACTGCCCGTGCAGATGGACATCACCAAAGCCCTGCTCACCATTGTCGGACCCAGCGGCAAGCCCCGCCAGGTGGACATCTTGAAGACCTTCAGCGAGGATCAGATCATGCTGTGGGAGGACCAGATTATTGATAGCTACTTTGAAGACACCGATGAGGAGTGACCATGAAACTACGAGAGGAGCTGCGCGCGGTTAAAGAGATTTACCCCGCGATAGCGGACTTGCTTGAAGAGGCTGCACAGCGCATTGAAGACCAGCGTCAATGGCGATCCGCTTGGTTAAGAGCAGAAAATATAGTAGAGTTGTTGACAAGTGAATTGAGTATGCTAAGATCAACGCGTCTACATAGAAAGGAGAAAGAGTGCAATGATTGAATTACACGCAGATAAGTCCGACATGGTCTACCGAGACCTTGCTATGACAGGGAGATACTTCAACACCGGCAAGGTGTTGATTGGTGTTTCCTACGTTCCACGGGCACGCCCAATGTCCTGGGATGAGGAGCGCATTCAAGGTGCGTTCCTCAAGAAGCCGGAACCACGGATCACGGCCCGCGCATGGGGGTACATCCTTCTTGTGATCACATCTCTTGGAGGCGTTCTCGTGGCGAACGTCCTATGAGAAAGCGTAGCAAGTACCGGCCCAGGCCCGTCCTACAGAGCCCGATGGATTACATCCTGTCTGGCTTCAAACCTGTTCGCGAACTGTCAGGCATTTACTTGAATGCACAGCTCAAGAACCGCGCTGCCTTGGAGCAGGTCCGAGTGGGCCACGCGGTCAAAGAAGACATTGACATGCTGATCGGCGCGTTCAACATCACCGAGGCCCTGGCCATGAGCGGCATGGGCAGCGACTGGATGGACGAGATCAGACAAGGACAAGACGCGCTGCTGGAGCTCTCCCGCAGAGGCGTCGCACGAGGCATGCGGTTCATCATGACAGCCAAAGAGTGGGAAAAGCTCAAGCTGGTGATGGACCTGCATGAGGAGCAGCTGGCCAACGCCACTGTTCATGACATCGAGAAGGCGCACGACTTTGTCTACAAGGTAATCGCCCAGGGCAAGGCACGCGCAATTGTTCAAACCATGAAGGAAGAAACATGAATAAGTCAGACAAAATCAGAGAGTATTTCCGCAAGCACCCCGATGCTGATGTGGCCAAGGTGGCCGCCAAGTTCGAGGCCGCAAAGCCTATGGTCTACAAGCTGCGCAAGCAGGTGGCGGAGACCGACGCTGTCAACATGGGCTTGGCCAAGCAGGTGTGGGAGGCCTCCGTGGAGGCTTACGAGCGCGAGACAGGCACCGACGTGGACGAGACCCTGGACAACCGTGCCCAGGACTACGGCAAGTTCAAGGATGGCGCGGAGTTGATGCAGGGCATCAAACGACTGCTCGCGGACCACGCCCTACGGCACAACAAGACGTTCGCCGATGACCAGTGGGAAGCCCTGGAGATGATCGTGCACAAGATGGCGCGCATCGTCAACGGCAACCCCGACAAGGTCGACCATTGGGTCGACATCGCCGGCTACGCCAAGTTGATAGCAGACCGCCTGCAAGGCAACGCACGATAACCCCTCAACACTAAAGAAAGAGAGAAATGACATGGACAAAGACATCACAGTCACGGTGTACACAGAGACCGACTTCCGCATCTACATCGACGAGTGGGACAACGGAGGTATCTGGTTCTCCCTGCGCAACGACCGCGCAAGCATCCACACTCCCCTGACCCGCAACGAAGCCCGGCAGATGCTCGAAGGCCTGCAGTCCATCCTGGCCAAAGACGAGGTGGTAAATAGATCACGCCTTAAATTGGACACAGTTGAGGAGCATGCATGACCTGGCCCTTCCCGCCCTTTCCACTGCCCCCGTATCACGGACCACGGGCCCCGAGCGGGCCGCAATATCCAAGCGATGCAGAGGAGGCACCGCTATGAGCATGAACACCCCCTTCCACCTGCGCCAGCGGGAGTTCAACGCGTTCAACGCCGAGAACCCAAAGGTCTGGGAATACTTTGAGCGCTTCACGCTCGAAGCCATTAACGCGGGCCACAGGAAGATCAGCCACTGGCTCATCATCAACCGCATCCGCTGGGAAGTGGCCATGACCACCACGGGCTCGGACTTCAAGATTTGCAACAACCACATTGCGTTCTACGCCAGGCTGTTTGTGAAGGTGCACCCGCAGTATCGGTTCATCTTTAACCTCAAGCGCATGGCTGACGAACCATGGCACGGGGACATGCCGTTATGAGCCCTTTAATCCAAGAAATGGCCAGCCTTGAGCCGGAAGAGGCCATTAGGTACCAATGGTTTGACATGACGCCGGTATATAAGGCGGAGCAGGTCATTGACGGCAGCATCTTAGAGCGGCCTTTGCCTTTTCCATTTACAGCGCTGGTGTGTGCCTATGAGAACAAGAAGGCGCTTTTTCTGACTAACCGGGTAGGGGCGGTAACTGCAGTAGTCGGTTGGCAGTTGGAGAAGACATCTTACAAACCCACTACGCCCTTTACATACATCGTGGAGGAGGGGGGCGTTAAGTGTCGCCATTTAGACGGCACTCATTTTGACTATCGAACCAGTCCTGTGGTAGGGGCACTAGCCTTTATTGCCAGGTTTCTTGAGTCCATAGACATGCAGCCCGTTGTAGGCTACATCCCTGCCAAACGGGCCAACTGGGGAAAGAAAATTCGCCAGGGCAAGACTCCGACCTACGACTGGGCCACGGTGGTAATTGAGCCTCGCAAACCACGGTCCGAGGACCAGGGCGGCACACATGCAAGCCCGCGCTGGCACGAGCGCCGTGGGCATTGGAGAACGCTTAAGTCAGGCAAGCAGGTGTGGGTAAAAAACTGCGCAGTTGGGGACAAATCCAAGGGCGCAGTGTTTCATGACTACCAGATTAAGGAGACAAGATGACCGAGTTTGAGTCCCGCGTCTGCGGCATCCCCTGCATCATCCGCGTAAAGTACTGGGAGGTTTACATTCCCGCGCAGCGCTCTGGGCCCCCGGAGCGCTGCTATCCTGCCGAGGGCGGCGAAGGCGCATGGGAAATCCTCGACCGCAACGGCCGACCCGC